CTTTGCTCTCTAGATATATACTTATTCATTTTTATCAATCCCATACATCTCTTCATACTTTATTTTTAAGCCTTCTAAGTATGCAGGATTTGATTCATAATGAATGATCTTTAAGATACTTTCTGCTTTCTCTAGTCTCTCTTCAAGAATTTCAATTCTATTCTTAAGATTTCCCATAGAAGCACTAATGTTATCCATCTTATCTTCATGATCTCCTATCTTGTCTTTGTTTTCTCTAAAACGTACTCCCATTTGTTCTCCTTTAAGTTGTTGAGCAGGCAGCTATTAGGTAAGTTGCTATACTTTAAGGTAAGAAGCGTACCTGCTCGTGTGAAAGTCTATGCTACATAATGACACAATCCATCCATTATTTCAGCATTTTGATTATAAGATGCCATGGTTGGTTTTTCTTTGTGCCATAATATATCTGTTGCGGAATTTACTAATCCCCATCCTGTTTTATCATTAGGACTATTTGGATCTGTAAATCTATCTACTATAGGTCCCCATGTACCAACGGGTACCTTAGATAGCATACCAGCGTTTTTATGTCTAATATCACCCAATATATCAGTAGTTACATTAAGTTTACTTAGCTTTCCTAGAAGATGAACAAAGCTACCTATCATACCATTACCATTATATCCTTGTTGAACTGTTCCATTGATACTTTGTACTACACTATCTAAGCTTTCTTGCCAATTCTCACTATTAGGCTCATGTTTAAACCTAAGATTGTTAAAGAATTTCTTGCTCATCATTCCATTTGAACATATTAATCTATATAGAAACATAGAGAATCCAAATGACTTACTACCATCATAGCTATTCCAGAACTGCATTCCGAATGCTAAGTCATCACCTGTAGATATATTGTCAAACTCTTGAGTTGATTTAAAAGAATATATAAATCTCTTACCATCAAAGAATGTTTTATCTGGCTCAAAGTCATGATTTACTTCGGAAGCCACCTGATCAGCAGCTTGTTTAACTTCACTATTTGGTAATAACATGTATTTATTACTTACTACTCCTACCTCACTCCACTTATCTTCTTTTAGATATTGGACTGAATAAGCAGATGATTGCATACCATTATAATCTAACGGTACTTTGCGTATTTCTGCATATGGGTTCATTGTACTTATCATTTTAACCTTTCTCTGAATAGAGCTATTTGCCCTTTATCAGTTCTAATTTCACACTTTTTTTGTGTAAGTTTTTCTAATCTAACCTTTTCCTTAGTTAACCAATCAAAGGCAGGTATAAGGTTTCCCCTATACCATATCCCTTCATTGGCATTTATCCATTTTGTTATCTGTATCATCCTATTTTAGCTCCTTTAACTGGAAGATTAACATCAAGATGTTCCTTTTCCCTATTAGCAGTACTCTCTATTCTTAAAGATTTAATAAGATTGCTCTCTTTTTCTTTAAATGGAGTTATAGATAGTACTTTATTAGCGTTATAAGCAACTCTAAATGATCCTTTAGCAGAAGCTATATTCATACCTTCCATAAAAGCTGATTTAGTTATTTCAGATACAGCAAATACGATAATATTATTCTTTACAGCAAGTTCCATTAATGCCTGAGAAGCCTCTTCTACTTTCATATTGTTATCCGACTTCTGACTTCTTAGTAATCCCATATGATCTATTACTACAATCTCTGGTTTTCTAGGAAGTAACATTATTCTCTTCTGTAATTCATGTGGGAAACAACTGTTATAATCTACAGTTAACCAATCAAATTGCTGACTTATACCGTTAGCATATTGACTATAATGGTCTTTTAACTGTTTTTCATCCCAATTATTCTCCATCATAACAAATCTCATCCACATTTGCCTAGGACTCATCTCCATCTCTACAAAATATGTATTACGTTTGAATGTATTAACTAAATTCTGTAAGAACATTGTTTTCATAGATTTAGGAGGTGCTTGTATAATAACTACTTCTCCTGGATATATAGGGAAATCCTGTCCATAAGCTTTGCCTATGTTTATAGGATCATGATTTGTAGTAAGAAAGTCTACTAATTCTTTCTCCATAGCTTTGGCATCCATAGTATTTTGAGATTTCTTAGATTTATATAATCTACAACTCGTACTACAGTGTTTATCCATCCATATATCACTACAACCATAATTATATCCATTACCATTATGACCTTCATAACAATCAGTTACTATCTTGTCCATCTCAGCTTTACTAAATGGATGATCCTTAAGATCAACTCTTATTCTCCAATCTTCCATTACTAATCTAACCAAGTGTTCTGGGTAACGCCAACGTAAATGTGCTGCTATACGTAAAGCTATCTGATGTCTTGATCCTTGAGCTGTACCTGTTAACATTTTCTGTACACAAGTATACCATATAGGATCTGGGTTTCTTCCAAGAGTTACAGTTTCAAATTTCTTATCACTAGCTACAGTTTTTCTTTTCAATACATCAAATATTGGTTCACATTCATTTTCTACAACAGCATCATTATAATCAAACTTAGCTCTACTAGTCTTAGCTAATGCTAATATATTATCTATAGAACCATGTAGTTCACTTGGTTTTAATGGTATTTTCCATAACTTAGATTTACCATTTAGAGTATTGACAATCCGAATAAGCCTTGTTTTATCTGATACAGATGCATCAGCATATTCATATATTCCTTGTGCTTTCATTTCATCCTTTACTCTAAGGTGCAAATCGGGTGCTGGACGCCATCTAAAGGCACTTTCTGGTATTCCCAGGTGAAACCCCGTCCCAGAGAAATAAGGCTGATAAGGTATGCATAAGTCATCTAATAGTATTGTTAGTCCTATTGCAGCCTGTCTCGCTTCTTCAGAGTTTGATCCATCTACATCTAATATATACTCACTTGGCATATATAACATACCATCATATGATGATAGTGTATGGTTCTTCTTAACATAATCTACTACATGTGAATCGTAATCATATAATGACATAAATGTATCTTGAGCCATACCAGCATATTTCTGCATATCTCCTGCATCAGCAAAGTGATGTCTGTTTGATAATCCAAATGCAAATTCTTTAATCATTAAATTCCCCTCTCTCTAGACCAATCTTTAGTCTATAGAATGAGAAATATATATGATCATTTTCACCTACATCTATATTATGCTCTAAGGCCATTTCAGTAGCTTCTTCAAAATGTCTTTTCTCTTCAGGCATATACATAAGTAAAAGATTTTCTATTGCTTTCTTTAGCTTCATAGATTCTCCTTGCATTTATGTATTTTGTCTGACTCATCAGATATTCTCCATCCCTTACTTGTATTTACCCACACACCTTGTGCAGAGCATTGCTTACAAGTAGCTTTACCTGTTGTTCTTTCAATTATACGTAAATTACCTATAGTTTCTACTTTATCTGAACATATATGCTCTATATGCTCTAATTTTAGTAATGCTCTTTGTAATGTATTGCGTAATTGATCTACTTCGTCTAATATCATAGTATACTTCATAATTCTCCTTTTTTTAATGATAGAGGGGTTAATAGGCTCCGACACTCTTCACCCCTAAATCATCACATTACATTGATTTAGAAGGGAACATCAGCCGATACTGTTGAAGTGTCAGATGTTGAAACATTCATAGTGTTTTGTCTAGCTTTAGCAACATATCTAGCACATCTCTTTTCTACACCTACTTTAATACTATTACAAGCATCTTCAGTAAATGTCATGTGTTCATATTTGCCTGGCATAGGAGCACAATCACTAAATATTCTTTTATATTTATCATTCTTAACATCAGTATGTAAATATATAGATAATGTTTTGCCTATTAAGCCTGAAACATCATCATCATATTGAATAATTGGTCTTTTGCCTGTTGGATCTTCAAGTACAGCCTGTATACCAGCTTGAGCATGTTTAAATATTCTAGCAATAGCGAACTCTTGATTGTCCTCTTTACTAAATACTTCATAAACTCTCATAGTTTGGTATTCACCATATCCATCAAACCACATTTCTAGGAACTTTTTATCATTCCATTCACCATATTCTGCTTTTGTTATAGTAGCATCGTGCCACCCTTCAGAATACTTGTCACCACCTCCAGTTGAAGCTGACATTGTTTTTATAGCCATTTACTTCTCCTTTTATTTATTAGTATTACCATCATCATCAAATTGACCTATACCTGCCATAGCAGACAATCCATATCTTCTACCATATGTAATTGCACCACCTAATGCTTGTATATCTTTTTTGCCTCCGATAATTAATCTACATTTACTTTTCATCCATTGTCCCGATAAATGGGCTAAAGTAGTTGTTACATAATAATGACCGTTACCAGTATTATCTATCTCAAAATCAGTACCTTGAATAACAGATACACCATTTTTACTTAATTGGGGCATACATGATTCTATTACTGTGTGAAGATCTGCGTAGCTACTCTTAAAGAATGGATTTGTACTTTTCTTAGCTGCACCTCGTATTTCAGACTGTGCTTTAGCTAATGCTCCTGCTAATTTGTCTATTTGATCAGATTTCCACTCAGATTTCCTTCTTTCTGGCGGGATCTGG